CATTAATCGCCATATATCCTCCATAATGAATAAAGCCCTAAGTTTCCTTAGGACTTTTACTTTGTTCAATTCAATGTTTAGCTGTACATTGAGAAAGGTATTTGTTTAATTAATTTAAACTCATCACTAGTATAAAGTCAAGTTATAAAAAATAAATTTAGTGGTAGCAAATTATCAACAAAAAAGTATCAGAATACAAAAAAGCCCTCAACTTTTTGCAAGTTCGGGCTTTTTTGTAGAAATTAAACTATTTTTAAAATACGATTTCTAAAGAGTGCTAAATATCATTAATTCGAAATTTAAGTGTAGAATAAATTGACTTAACTTTAATTAGATGTCAACAAAGTGCAAACACTTTAATGATAACTATATATTTTATATACTGTTATTTTATATCTCATCCACTGCCTCTTTTAACTTTTTAAGATTTTTATGAACATAAACTTCTGATGTAGTTTTATAGCTAGAATGTCCTATCATTTTTATAACTGCATCTTTATCTGCAACATTATCTGATAGAAGTGTAGCAAAAGTATGTCTAGTATCATGTAAACTATGATATGATAACCCCATATCTCTAAACAATATTCTAAAATGGTTATCAAAAGAATCATAATCATACTCTAAACCATCATATCTTTGCCATAAAAATGTATCCTTACTAAAATATCTATTCTTGAATAAATCCAATATTTTGTCTGCAATAGGGACTTTTCTAACTCCAGCTTTACTCTTAGATTTTTCAACTTCAAAATAAAAATCTTTTAAATAAATATTTTTTCTATTTACTTTTAATAGTTCTCCTATTCTTAATCCTGTATAACATAAGATTAAAATTATATCTATTATTTTGTACTTATCTATTTCATAATTATATAGATTATTCCAAAGTGCTTGTAACTCTTCTTTACTGAATGGTCTTTCTCTATCTCCTGTCTTTTTTCCTTTTTCTTGAACTGGTAGTTTTAAAAACTTAGCATAGTTCTTAGTAGCCATATCATTTAGAATAGCAAAGTCCCAGATATTAGACCAGAAACTTCTTAATAATCTTAATGTGCTATTAGTTAGATCCAAACTATAAAAAATATTTTGTAACATAATACCATTGATTTTAGCTATTTCTAATCCACATAACTTTTTACTTCTTTTAAAATTAATTTCATAGTTAGTTTTTGTTCCATCTTTTACATCTTCTTTTGATTTTATCCACAGTTGATAAATTTGTTCAAAAGTTATCCCTTTTTCTTTCTTTTTATTAATTTTAACATCAGTGTTTTCTAGCATTTCAATATTATTTGTAAACATAGCTAGTTTATAAGTTTCTGCTTCTTTTTGAGTTTTAAAACAAGCTATAAAATCTCTCTTATATCTCTTTTCTTCTATACTATAATATTTAGGACCTAATAAAGCCCAAGGTTTTCTTCTGTTTCCAGATAGTTTAAAAACAGTTCCCATTCCGTTTGCTGCTCTCATAAAAAAATCACACTCCTTTATTTGCATAATAAAAATGAGTGTGATATAATCTTAATATCTGAATTACAAAGAGTACCACACTCTTGAGCCTTTTAGTTGCTGCCAACAACTGAGAGGCTTTTTTTGTTAATAATTTATTTTTTATTGGGATATAATTCTAATTGTAAATTAAAAAGCTCTTTCTCTTTTGTTTTTAAATTTATTTCTTCGCTAAAAGCTATATTAAAATTTTTATCAAAATCTTCATTATTTTTAGATAAAGCCATAACTCCTAATAATTTAGATATATAATGATCTAATTGTGGCAATCCTATATCCGTTGTTAAAAATTGATGATGTCTATTTTTTCTATAAGATTTGTGATTTTTTGTTATAATAGGATTAATGGTTTCAATTTCTTTAATAACTGCTTCTGGAAAAAGATCGTAAACATATTTCTTAGTAAAAGTTCCAACCCAGCCAGGTCTTTTAGAAGAATTTTCATCATATTTCCAACCATATAATCTAAAAATTTCTTTATAAAATTTGTTAGGAAATCTTTTTTGCCATTTCAATAAATCCTCACTTATATAAGATTTTAAAAGTTCTTGTAATGCTTGTGCTTGCCTATCATTTTGAAATCCAGTGGCTTCATCAATTAAAGCTGTTATACCAACTTTGGCTAAAGCTCTAATTAATATCATAGATCTTACATAAATTTTGTATTGAGAAGTTGTTAAAACTTTATCTTCAAAAGCACTTATATACAATTCACATATAAGAGGAATAATTTCAGCATTATATCCAGTAGCTACTTTTCCATTTGTATGATAATACTCTACTGGTTTTGATTTTAAATATAATTCTTCACTTACATAAGGAAGAAGATTTCTAGCTCCAATAACAGATGGTAAATCTTCAAGTCTTTTTTCACCTTTTCTTGGTCTATCAAATGATAAAAACAGACCTCCTTGTGAAATTATTCTTGTTCCGTTTTCTAATACAGCACAAGGAATTTCTTTATCGCCTAAATTTAAATACCCTCTATGAGTAGCCTTATAAATTTTTTCCATATACATCACTCCTTTTTTATGGTCATATGACTATCATAGTTTACAATTCTTTGCTGATTTTGTCAATATAGATAGGTCCTATATTTTTTTATTGCTAATAAATAAAAAATATATTATTGATTCTTTTTTTGGTCCATAAAAAATTATCTGTTTTCTTCACTCTTCTCATTTAAAATTTTATTTATACTATCTATAATTTTTTCTAATAAAATAGAAACACTTTCGGCTATTTCAAAAAATGTAAAATTTTCTTCTTGTTGATTTTTTTCTTTATACCCGTCATATATTTTTTTTATTTCTTCAATTTCTTCAAGAGAAACTAAAAGACTAATATTATAATTTTTACTCACCTGGCTTAATTTTTCATCAAATTCTTCTTTTGATATTTTCTTTAAATTAGAAAGCCAATGATTATAAAAAGGATTTAAATGTTTTTTATTGAAATTCTCACAAGTTTGAAGTCCTTCATAAAATCCTTTAATATAAAATATATGCTCTTTAGGTATATTAAAATTTATTTCAATGTTCTTCTTGTTGTTAATAAAAAATAATATTTTCTTTTTATTATTATTATCTAATTCTTTTTTAATAGAAATATTAGTAATAATATAACATTTTTCTACTGTCACTATATTAGGTAAAATATGAAAAAGTTCTTCATCATAATAACAATATAATTCTTTCATTTCTTACTCCCCCAACCTTTCCCTAATCTTTTTAACAGTTCTCTTCCCAGCAACTCCATCAGGAGTTAAACCATTATCCCTTTGAAACTCTGCAATAGCATTATTTCCATTATAGCCAAGAGCAGCTAAATTCTTTTTAATTTCTGCTTTAGACATTGTTTTATTATTTTTTGTAGTTTTTGGACTTTCATAAGGGCATACTCCATTTGGGTGGTCGTGGGCAGGATAACCGTGATGATAATGATATCCGCCATTCTTTCTGTCATGGTGTCCTCCATTTGCATCTGTTCTCCCTGGATGTGAAAATGCTAATAATGATAGCAAAATAAATAATGTAAATAGTTTTTTCTTCATAAAATTTCTCCCTTTTTTTATTTAAAAATCAAGTAATTACACCAAATATAATTTATAATCTTTTGTATTTCATCATCATTGTCACAATCTTTATAATTAGCTTGTAAAAATATAGTAGCAAATAAATTAGCTTGGGTTTCTTCCCTTGAGCCTTTAAATGCTTCTATTTTACTAAACTGTCTTATAGAATCATCATGAAATTCATAATGTCCAAATTCATGAGCTATAACAAAATCTTTTTCAAAATTTGAAATGTTTGAATTGACAAAAATAACATTATCAACTGATAAACCCCTAATACTACTATCTAAATCTACATATTTTAATATAATTCCTTTATCTCTTATTAAATTATATATATTTCCATATTCTCTGCGAAGTTTTAGAGCAGCTTCTATAATGAATTTTGAAGTCATTATACATCACTTTTTCCTTTGTGATATTAATACTTCTGCATAAGCTGTTGCTAATGTTTCTTTATCTTTATCAGAAATATCATTACCCTCATTCATAAACATTACTGTTGACATATTGTTAAATTTTTCAAGTTTTGCTAATTCTTCATCAGTTAATTTAGAAAAAATATTATTTTCTTTTTTTTGAGATTTATCTTCTTCCCAATCATATTTTAAACCAGCTTGATATCTATTTTTAATATCACTTCTTCCCATAAGATAATCCATATCTACATTAAAATAATCGCATATTTCTTGTAGTATTTTGGGTCTAGGAATTCTTTCTCCTCTTTCCCACATGCTGACAGTGCTAAGTCCTACATTGAATATTTTAGCCATTTTTTCTTGCGTTAATTCTTTTTCATTTCTTAAACTAAGAATTCTATCTTTTATATCAGCCATTTAAAATCACCTCTTAAAAGTATTATACACTATTCGTGGAAAAATTCAAGAAAAATTTTCACAAAAAGTGTTGACAAAGATTTTGTAATGTGATAGTATTAGTTATCTTCACAAAAAGTGAAGTTATATTTTGAAAATTGGAGGTGAATAAAATGACAATTGGAGAAAAATTAAAAAAATTAAGAGGAAAAAAAACTCAATCAGAGTTATCAAAAGAACTTGGAATTCTGCCAAGTGCATATTCTAATTATGAAAATGATTATAGAGTACCAAATGATGAAGTAAAGAAAAAAATAGCAACATATTATAAAAAAACGGTGGATGAAATATTTTTTTAAAAATTAACTTCACTTTAAGTGAAAATAAAAGGAGGTGGAGGAGATAGGACTTTTTATAACTTTCATAATTATAACAAGTTTAGGTTATATTTCAGAATGTAAGGAAAAAAGTAAAAGAAAATACATTATCAATTTTATTAGTTTGGGTATTCTTCTTCTTTATGCTCTTTATCTTTATAAGTAATGCTTATTTAATTGAAGAAAATTAAAAAATAAATAGTTAAGGAGGTGAAGAATATAGAAAAATGAAATTTTTTATAAAAAGTATAGTTATACCTTGTATTACTTCATTAATAACATTTTATTTGATAGCAAAAATTATAAGCTAAAAAAGATTATAAGTTTTAGTTATCCAGTAAGTTAATAGAGTAGTAATAACTGAAACAATTATAGGACAGAAAATGTTTTGAAGAATTGATTTAAAAAATTCTTGTCTAATCGCTTTTCTTTTATTAATTGATTCACGCATATGATTTTGGATAAATGATTTACCTAAATCAGTTAAATAATAAATATCAAGTTTTATTGAGTTGGCCATACCATTTTCATCTTCTGTATATTCATACAAAGACTCAATATAATTAGTATTTTCAATAGGAAATCTAAAACCATGACTTGAAATATTATACTCTTTTTCTTCTAAATAGCTCATTCTAAAAGAAGTAGAAAATTGATTTTCAGGAAAAGTTGTTAAAATCTTATCTTTGGATACTTTGCCAAATTGATTAATAAATTTAAGAATTTCAATATCAATTTCTTCTAACATAAAATAAACACCTCACAAATAATTTTTATTAAATTATAACATAGTGGAGGAAATAAAAGGAGTGTGGTATATGCAAGATTTATATTTTAAAAATGAGGAAACAAGAATTATATTTGGACTTGCAGAACTTGAAGGTAAAGCTCAACTAGATTTACTAGGGATAGATTCAAGCTATTACCTTAATAGACAAAAAGCTAAACAATGGTACACAGAAACAAAAGAGAATTTAAGAGGTTCTACACATCCAAAATTAGAAACAGCATTAGCAAATTTGGAAAAATTATATAAGGGTATGAAATAAGGAGGATTAAAAATGAACTGTAAAGAATTTAAAAGACTATTAGGAAAAATACAATTTCCACCAACTGCAAAACTTGTAGATGTAGTAAATTTAATGAAAGAATATCAAAAGTTAGAGGCTAAAAATGGAATTTAAAAAGGCAACTTTAAAAGAAGTTATAGCTTATAAGTTTAAATGGTTAATAAAAATTATTGATGGTGCATTTAAAGGGTTAGAAAGGTTAATGAAGGAGGTTAAATTATGGAAGAAATAGTAATTAAAACAAACTATACAGGGCGAGTACTTAAAATAGTACATAAAGGGGTATTTAAAAATCACACATTTGTTGTAACACATACAGATGATGGTTTTTATAACTGGTATTGTGGATATGTAGAAGTAAAAGAGGGACATCCTTATTTTAATAAAAATTACGAGGAATTAAACAACATTGATTGTCATGGTGGATTAACTTACAGTGGAAAAAGATTTGAAGAGGATAACAATTTCTATATAGGTTTTGACACTAACCATTTTAATAGTAATCCTTGTAACAACTTAGCTTTTGTAGAAAATGAATGTATGAACATAATAGAGCAATTAATTAAGTTAAAAAATTAAAAGGAGGGATAAAATGGCAAATTACAAAATAACAGTAGATGAAGCAGTAGCTCTATCAGATGGCGAATTAAACAAAGATGATGTTTATAGTTTAATTCAAGCTAATGAAGTTCCAGGTTGTATTTATGTGAAAAAGAATAAAGAAAAAGAAAGAGGAAAATATGTAATATTAAAACCTCACTGGTTAAACTTTTTAGCAGGGAAAAGTTATAAAAAAATAAAAACATCTAATAGCACCGACCAAAGTTTATTAGATGTTTAGGTTAAAAGTAAGTAGTTAATCTACTTGCTTGAATTATATATTAAAAAATTAATAAATTCAAGGAGAAAATTATGACAGTTAAAGAATTAAGAGAAGAAGCAAAAAGTTTAGGGTTAGTAGGATATAGCAAATTAAATAAAGCAGATTTAGAACAATTAATAAGTGTTACTAAATCAGAAGTAATAGAAATGACAAAAGAAGAGTTTGAAACTTCTGTAACAGCAAATACTGAAAATACAAAAGTTCTTGGTTATGATAATGAAGATGATTGGCATGAACTTAGAGCAAAAAGAATAGGTGGAAGTGACATAGGGGCAATAATTGGAGTAAATCCTTATAAATCAATAGTTGATGTTTATGTAGATAAAACAGAAGGTAGCAATTTCAAAGGTAATGAACTAACACATTGGGGGCATATGTTAGAGGGAACTATTTTAAAAGAGTTCTCCAATAAGCATAAAGAACTAATTGTATATGAAGTTCCTTACTCAGTTGTAAATGATTTTTTAATTGCTAATTTAGATGGAGCATTAAAAGATAAAGAAACAGGAGATTATGGAGTTTTAGAAATAAAAACCACATCTCTTTGGAATAAAAAAGACTGGGAAGATGATGTAATACCTCAGTATTATTATGCACAGGTGCAGCATTATCTTATGCTTACAGGTTATAAATTTGCATATATAGCTGTACTAATTGGAGGACAGCAATATAAGGAATTTAAGATAGAGAGAAGCGAGGAAGATATAAATTTAATTAGAAATAAAGCTATTGAATTTTATCAAGAAAATTTATTAAAAAAGATTCCTCCAATGCCAGATGGTTCAGATGCTTACATGAATTATTTAAAACAAAAAGCATTAGAAATAGAAAATAATGAAGTTATAGAGTTTGCAGACTTAGAAGAAAAAGCTGCAAAAATTAAAGAGTTAAGTAAAGAAATTAATTCTTTAAAAAAAGAACAGGATCTATTAAAAGAAGAGATAATGTTGGAACTTATAAATAATGGCACTCAAAAGGGAGTTGCAGGAAAATTTAAATTTAATATACAAACTAGAAAAACACCAGATTTTGAGGCAATGGCAAAAGAAAACTCGGAACTAATGGAACAATATAAAGAATTAGAAAGTAAACATCAAAAAACATCAAAATTTTTAATGGTTAGATAATAAAGGAGAGTAGATAAAATGGGAACAACAACAGCAAAAAATAGCTTAACAGCAAATAATGGAACAACAGCAGTAGCAGAAAAAAAGGGAAAAACAATATTTGATGTAATACAAGCAGGAGCAAAACAATTTGCAACAGCACTACCGAAGCACATTAATAGTGATAGATTTGTAAGAATAGCAATAACAACTATAAGACAAAATCCAAAGTTGGCACAATGCAATCTGGAAAGCCTGTTAGGAGCATTAATGGTATCCGCTCAACTTGGGTTAGAACCAGGAGTATTAGGGCAATGTTATTTAATCCCTTATGGAAGAGAATGCCAATTCCAAATTGGATATAAAGGGATGATAGAGTTATTGAGAAGAAGTGGGCAATTAAAGGACATCTATGCCTACTCTGTATATGAAAATGATGAATTTGAAATGACTTATGGCTTAGATAGAGATTTAAAACATAAACCAAACTTACAAAACAAAGGAAACTTTATAGGTTGCTACTGTGTAGCAGTTTTAAAAGATGATGCAAGAGCATTTGAATATATGACAAAAGAGGAAATAGAAGCACATGGAAAGAAGTTTTCTAAAACTTATGGTAATGGACCTTGGAAAACAGATTTTGAAGCTATGGCACATAAGACAGTTGTTAAGAAAATGCTTAAATGGTTGCCAGTTTCTGTGGAATTTTTGGAAATGGCAAACAAGGATGAAAAAACATTTAAAGTTGCTGATGAAAAGACTGGTGAGACAGAAGAAGTTATAGTATTAGATGATGGAATGGTTGTCAATGGAGAAACTGGAGAAATTATAGAAGAACCAAAAGAAGAATATAAAAAAGGTTCTTATGATGACACAATAGCTCAAAATTTATTTGAGAAAAATGACTAGGAGGCAACTATGAATGAAATAATAACTGAAAAAAAAGATAAAATAACAAGTTTAGAAATAGTAACAGAAATAAATAAATTTAGAAAAGAAGAAGGAAATAAAAATGAATTAAGACATGATAATTTATTACAAATTATCAGAGATGAATTTTCTGAAGAAATCTCACTCCTAAAAATTCAGGAGTCAACTTATAAAAATGATAGAGGCAGAGAATACCCAATGTTTATTTTAAGTCTTAATCAAGCTAAGCAAATATTGATGAGAGAAAGTAAATTTGTTAGAAAAGCAATGATTAACTATATAGAAAAATTAGAAGAAAAAATAAAAAATCCATTTGCTAACTTATCTATACAACAAATGATGATAGCAACTTTACAAGAACAAGAAAAGATTGTAGACAGAGTAGAAGTCTTAGAAAATAAAGTTGACAATGAAATAAGAGTTGATAATGGAGAACAAAGAAAAATACAAAGAGCAGTTGCAACAAGAGTATATCAAAGATTGGATATTGTTCCAGAATTAACAGAAGATAAAAAATATATGTTCCAAGCTATATATAGAGATTTAAAAGATAGATTTGGAGTAGCAAGTTACAGAGATATTAAAAGAAAAGATTTAAGAGATTGTTTAGAATATGTTTCTGCATGGATAGAACCAGCAGACCTAAGAAGCAAATAGGAATGGCACAAAGGAGGTAGAGGAGCTTGGAAGAAAAAGAACCTTATTTCCAAGTTCCTAAAAGCCTTTTTAGGTTGAGGCGGAATGGTGGAATAAGTTTAACAGCATTTGATATATATATCTTAATGATGGATAGATATAAAATTTCTTGTTTAAAAGAGAATATAAAAAGCTTTACAGATGCAGAAGGAGAAATTTATTTTGTGTATGCTTACAATTCTTTAATGGAAGATTTAAATATCAAAAAAAAGCATGGGATATCTAAAGCTATAGAGGAACTTGAGTCATTAGGTTTTATTAGAAGTAAAAAAGAACATGGTAAGGCTACCATATACTATTTAACTAGTGACCAAAAGGGAACTACTACTAGTGACCAAAAGGGAACTACTACTAGTGACCAAAAGGGAACTACTACTAGTGACCAAAAGGGAACCCTAATAATAATAAATAATAAGAATAATATTAATAAGAATAATACTAATAACAACAATAAAGAAAATGTTGCTGCTATCATAAGACAAGAAATTAAATTCTTGATAAGAACAAGAAATATAAAAATAGAGAATATTCTTAAACATTGTGGTGATATAAAAAGAATAAAACAGGTTTTTGAATATGCAGATAAAAATAAAAAAGGTGATGGATGGATTATAGCTTGTCTTAGAGATAACTACACTCTAAAACAAGAAGAAAATAATCAGGACAAGGAAAAAGACTATGACATAACAATAGATGAAGCATTAAAAAGGAGCAGAAAAAAGAGATGATAAAGACTATAAGTAAAATAGTTTCTGTTTCTGATATAAGAAATCTGGAAATTCCAGAGGAAGAAATAATATTAAATGAGCATTCAAAAATACTTGAAAGATGTGAAATTTGTAAGGAAGTTATTAAATATAAGACTAATAATTATGAATTTATGAGAGATTGTAAATGTATGAGGAAATACAGAGTTGAAGCCAAATTAAATAAATTCAAAAATTTATCAATAACTGATAGAAATTTTAAAAGTGATATTTTTATGAATGCAAAAATTAAAAAAAATGGAGCAGAAGCTGAATTATACAAGAAAATTAAAAATTATGTAAAAGGTTTTGATGAAGTTTTAAACTTAAATGATGGTTTATTGTTCAAGGGAAATTGTGGAACTGGTAAGACTTTCTTAGCTAATTGTATCTGTAATTTCTTAATTGATAAAGGTTATGCTGTTCTAAGTTTCAAACTTGCTGATTATTTAAGAGTTCTAAGAGAAGATTTTGAAAAGAAAACAGGGCTTGAAGGTAAGTTATTAGAAGCCATTAAAGAAGCTGATATGTTATTCATAGATGACTTGGGCAGTGAGAAATTATCTGAGGATTGGGGAAAAGAGAAACTTTGCTCATTGATAGATACAAGATACGGAGCAAGAAAACCTATTCTAATAACTACAAACCTTACAGCAACAGAAATGGTTGATTTTCTAAAATATAAAAACACAGATAAAATCTTAGATAGAATCAATCAAATGACTAAAACTTTTGATTTTACTTGGGAAACCAAAAGAAAACCAAATAAAAAAAGTTTTTGGGAAAATTAAAAAATTAAAATAATCGTTTAGAGACTGTTTTTAAGAGTTTTAAAATCAAAAACGATAAATTATACCATCAATGTATTAAAAATCGTTTTTTTACTATGTGGTAAAGCTAAAATTGATTTTAAAACTTATTTATAACCTCAAAAGCGAGTTAGAAAAAATTAAGGAGAAAATATATGATATTTATACCTGGAAATACTCCAAGTTCTAAAAATAGTAAAAGAATAATAACAATTACCAATAAAAAAACTGGGAAGAAAACAACAAGGTTAATAAATTCAGAAGTTACAGAAAAATATATTAAAAATTCAAAAGCAGACTGGATTTTAAATAAAAGAAACTTTCTAAAAATGTTAGAAGGTAAGGAAAAACCTTATAGAATAGAACTTTATTTTATTAGAGATAGCAGAAGAAAATTCGACTACATAAATGCTGCACAGATAGTGTTTGACCTAATGCAACATTATGATTATATAGAAGATGATGATTCTACCAATGTAATACCAGTTTTCAAAGGTTTTGAAGTTGATAAGGATAGAACTGGAGTTAAGATTGAAGTTCTGTAAACTAAGGAATACCGACTATTTCTATTTTGGAAATAGTCGGTAAAATCATTAATGATAGGAGGAAAATGAGTTTCAAAGAACATAATAATCGTGAAATTAGTAAAAAACTAGCTGAATACATAACAGGAATAGAATTAAGAAAGTATGTAGCTAAAAAAGTTAAAAAGTACATTAGCAAAGAAAATATAACAGTATTTGATGGTGCAGTAGGAAGTGGACAGTTAGAACAATTTGTTAATCCAGCAATGTTATATGGTGTAGATGTTCAAGAAAGCTCTATTAATTCTGCTAGAGAAAACTTTAAAAATAGTGAGCTAGAAATTAAAAGCTTCTTTGAATATGAGAAAGAAAATTTACTTGTAGACTGTGTTATTATGAATCCACCTTTCTCAATAAAATTCAAAGATTTATCAGAACTGGAACAAAAGAACATACAAAAGGAATTTTCTTGGAAAAAATCAGGTTGTGTTGATGATATATTTGTTCTAAAATCTTTAAAATATACTAAAAGATTTGGATTTTATATTTTGTTCCCTGGTGTAGGTTATAGAAAAACTGAGCAGCAATTCAGAAAACTTATAGGAAATAACTTAGCTGAGCTGAATAGAATAGATAATGCTTTTACAGACACAAATATATCTGTTTTGTTTATAGTTGTAGATAAAGAAAAAACTAATAACAAAGTCTTTAGAGAAATCTATGATTGTAAATTAGACAAGCAAATTTTAGAAGATGAATGGATTTTAGAAGATGATTGTTATTGGCAACAACCACAAGAAGAAAAAGAAGTAGAAGAAGTTGACATAAATACTTTAAATACTAAGGCTTCTGAATTATGGATAAGTGGAGTTCAAAAAAACTTAGAATTAGATTTATTTTTAGTTCAAGAATGTAATGCCAATATAGATATATTGGGAAATATTAAAAGACTAAAATCTATTTGTAAAGAATTTGAAAGGAAATTAAGATGTTGCAGAAATTACAAGAGTTCAATGAGTGTATTAGAGAAGCAATCGAAATTATTATCTCTATTCGAGGCTACACAGAGGTAAGGATATTTGATATTTTTGATATAAAGTACATGAGCAAAAAAGATATTTTTACAAAGAAAAATATAACATCAGATGGAAAGAACGCAATATTTTATGGAGATATTTCAAAAAAATATGATTGTTTTGCTCAAGAAATAATAAATAGAATAGATGATGAAAGCTATGAAAAAGCTACAAAAATAGAAAAAGAACAGATATTAGTAAATTTAGAAGATTTTGAGTATAAGGATGTTGGAAGATGTGTTTTGTATCAAAATAATATTCCTGCTGCAATAAATGGTAATGTTGCAATATTAACATTAAAAGATAGTTTTAAAGATATTATTGATTTAAGGTACATATCATTTTTTCTAAATTATAAAGATACAATTAGAAATTACATTTATCAAAAATCAGTTGGAGAAAAAGTAAAAAGATTATCTAAAATAGATTTTGAAAATATTTTAATAAATATCCTAAGTTTAGAAATTCAAAAACAAACTGTAGATAAATTTATAAATTTAAAAATTAAATTTGAACGAGACATAGAAGAAATTGAAAACAGAATAAAACTGATTGATGGACATTCTAAAGTATATATGGATCATATTTTTAAATTTTATTAGGAGGATAATATGGAAAATAAAAATATAGACAATGTAAATAATCCAAACCACTATAAACTTAGTTGTGGTATTGAGAGCATAGAAATAATTAAAAGAGTATTAGGAACACAAGGTTTTGTAGCTTTTTGTCTTGGGAATATTCTTAAATATTTAATAAGAGCACAAAAGAAAAATGGTAAAGAAGATTATAAGAAAGCAGCTAAATATCTGGAATGGGTTATAGAAAGAGAAAGCTATGAAAAATATGAAGTTATACAAATAGCTGATGTAGAAGATTTAGAAAGACAGTTAGGAATTGATTGGAGTCAAATAATTTCTGGAATAGCAAAAGACTTAAATATTCAAAAGGCTTTTGAATTAGATAGCATTTTTAGAAATATTTTTACTGAAAATTATGAAATGGCTAGGGATATTTTGGATGATTTTATTAAAGAATATGAGGAATAGTTTATGGCAACTAGAAAAAACTTAGATAATTTTTATAAAAAGACTCTAAAAAAGATATTGAGTTTTAGAGTTGATGAATTGACAATAGAAGAATTTACACAGGTTAAGAGATATTCTAAGAAGCTAGAAGTTTATAGATTTGTGAGGAGGAAGAATGATAAAAGTTTTAGAATTATTTGGGGGTATTGGAGCACCAAGAAAAGCACTTATAAATTTAGGAATATCTCATAAATCAATAGACTATGTTGAAATAGATGAAAAAGCAGTAAGAAGTTATAATGCAATGTTTCATGAGCTAGATGAAAGAAGACCAGATACAGTTGTGGATTGGAATTTGTGCCCTGATGTACTGATACATGGTAGTCCTTGTCAAGATTTCAGTATTGCAGGAAAACAAAATGGTGCAGATGCAGAAAGTAAAACAAGAAGTTCATTAATGTGGGAAACAATAAAAATAATAAAAAATATGGGAGTTTGGAAACCAAGAATTGTTATTTGGGAAAATGTTAAAAATGTATTATCTAAGCACATGATACATAACTTTAATAAGTATCTTGAAGAAATGGAAAAATTAGGTTATATAAATAAATTTGGTATTCTAAATGCTAAAGATTTTGGAATACCACAGCACCGTGAAAGGGTATTTACTATATCTATTCTTGGTGATAATAAATTTAATTTTTTAGCTTTAGAAAAAAAAGAAATGAAACATATAAAAGAATACTTGACAAATGATTATAGTAAAAAACACTTAGTCACTCAACCAAGTATGTTAAATAAAATAAATAAACCAGGAACATTTGGTTTATTTATAATTGATGACCACTGTAAAACTATAACAACTAAGCAACTTAGATGTCCAAATGCAGGGATTATAGATATAGGAAATGGACAGTATAGGTATTTAACAGAATTAGAATGTTGGAGATTAATGGGATTTGATGATGAAGATTTTAAAAAAGTAGCTAAACAACATAAATTAAATAAAGAACAAATGAATGGAGCTTTGTACAAACAAGCAGGTAATAGTATTTGCGTCCCTGTTTTAGAAGCAATTTTTAAAGAATTATTTAAGTAGTTTAAGAGGAGGAAGTAATGGAAAAAGAAAAGGTATTAGAGATAGAATTTCAAAAGGTTTGGGATAAATGGGCTTGGAGAATAGTTAAAAATGAAATTCCTTTTTCAGATAAATCCAAAGAAATAGAGTTTAATAATATAAAAATGAAAAAAGATAGAACAGAAACTATATTTATTTATGATTGTGTTTTTGACAAGTTTGAAAATATGGAAGATTATATATTAATAGATGACCAAGAAAAAACAGATTTAGAAAAATTTATAGATTATATTAATAAAAAATATAGAAAGAGATGGAGAGGCAAAAGAAGTGATAAATATTTCAGTATATTTGGAGATAGTGAAATTTCAGAAACTACAGATAACTATTTCCCAGAAGATCAAAGGAGATATGAGTGGGGAAATTACTTTAAAACTTTAGAAGAAGCAGAAAAAGTAAAAGCAGAACTAGACAAGTTTTGGGAAAAAGTGAGAAATGGAGAGATTGGAGGAGATAAATAATGAGTAAATATAAAGTTGGGTTTTTAGTAAATAGTAATGCTAATGCTTTTAGTACAACAGCAGAAGTTATAGATTTAATTAATGATTATAGTTATTCAGAAGAAGAAGCAAAAGAAATTATAGAAGATGAAAATAAACTAGATGATTTATTTAAAGAATGGTTGTGGGAAACTATTGAAACAAATTATAAAGTTTTAAAAACAGATCAAGAAACAGAGGAATGGAAAGGCTTAAATGATTAAAAATGGAGGTTGAAAATGTGGAAGTGTAAAGAATGTAGAGGAACTGATTTTGAAGCACATTTAGACAGTTCTATTTCATCAGGAATAATTTTAAGAAATAAAAATTTTGTTGTAGATAAAGATAATGTAATTGGTTTTGAATGTCAAAGTTGTAATTGTTATCACGAGAATATAGAAGAATTAGCTGATTGGGAGGAAGAAGATGAGAGAGATTAAATTTAGAGCTTGGCATAAAGAAAAAAAGATAATGGGAGAAGTGTTAGGTATAGATTTTCTCCATAAAGAAACATTTTTTTCAAACGGGGATGTTGATTGTTATGAACATACAGATTTTAAAGATATTGAACTTATGCAATACACAGGATTAAAAGATAAAAACAATAAGGAAATTTATGATGGAAATATTGTTAAATTTCTTAATGGTATTTTTGAAGTAATTTGGTGTAATGAAAAGGCTAGTTTTATGCTAAAAAATAAAGAGTATAAAGAATTTTTAAATTTTATTTATGAAAATAATAATGGAATGGAGATAGTTGGAAATATTTATGAAAACCCAGAATTATTAAAAGAAAATAACAACTAAAATTTATGGTCAGTATTGGTATTAAAAGAAAAATAAAGGAGTAGTTATGATTAAGAAATATATTAAAAAACCTATTGAAATAGAGGCTATACAATTAACAAAGGAAAATATAATTGAAGTCTTAAAATATGTTGGAGCATACAAATATCTTTATCTTGAAAAAGATGAAGATATAGTAAAAAGGATAATTGAAAAAGGTTACTTTGAATTTGAACTATATGATAATACTGATATGTATGAAAGTGTAGGATTTGGAGATTTTATAGTAAAAGATGAATATTCGGAATATAGAGTTTTTGGTGAAGATGAATTTAAAGAATTATATGAGGAAGTGAGATAATGGAAATTAAAAGACCTGAAACTTTTGAGGATATTTTAAATCTTCAAAAACATTTAGATAAAAACTTAAATAATGTTAGACCTAGATGTTTGAGAGATATTAAAATGTCTCTTATAGCTGAATGTGTTGAATTTAATGAGGAAACTCTTGAATCACACAAGACTTGGAAAAGTAAAGAATATAACAAATCTATGGAGCTGGAAGAACTTACAGATATTTATTTCTTTTTTGCACAAATGATTAATTTCAATGAAGATACTGTTAATAATTATGCAAGAATTAAACATCTTGTAGCAGTAGATTTTAATGGTTGGCAAATTAAAGATTATGGCTCACAGGTACTGCCAACATTGAATTTAATAGCTAACATCATTAATGACAATGTTTTATATTCTATTGATAATTTAATGGAGATGGCACAAAAGTTAGGATATACAAAAAATGATATCTTAAATTGCTACTGGGAAAAGTGGCAAAAGAATATGCAAAGAATTGGGAAGGAGTGGAATTGATGAAAACACAAGAAGAAATTTTATCAAAAATTAAAGAGTTAGAAAATGATATAAAATCAATAAAAAATATCATGGAAAATTCTACTAATTATAAAATGAAAATTGATTATTTAAAAAGTATTTTTAAAATACAAAGAGAGATAGGATTGTTAAAATGGGTATTGGAGGGATAAACAATGATTGAATATTTACAAGAATTAAGAGTGAAAGAAGGAAGCCAGGTAAGAATTATAAATAGCCATGTATATAAAGAAAAATGTATGACTGATGAAGAAATGGAAGCAAAGAAAATTGAATTTTCTAAGCATATACAAGAGATATATTCTTCAGAAGGTATAAAGCTAGAAATAATTGAAAATTCTATAACAGAGGTGAGATAAATGAAAAAAATATTAATGGTATTATGTTTAATTATATTATTTGTAGGTTGTGAAGAATTTGGAACAGACAAGGATATTCGTTCAACTGCAAGACTAGGAAGTAAATTAGCAGAAAATCAGCCCACTCCAAATGATATTGATTACAGTTTAGAAAGATATAATCTAATTCGTAGAACTTATTGGGTAAATGGGCAAAGAGAAAAAGCTGTTAACCTACCTTGTCCAGTTGTAAAACCATTTGGATACATAGTTTTATTTACTGAAAATGGAGGAATAGTAGGTTCATTTACAGTAGATGGTAAAGTATCTTCTTTAAATTCTTTCTTAACCCCAGATAGCGAATATTATTCACGAGGTGATTATACAAATGATTGGTTACCTGATGTAGATGGAAGCTATGGAGAAAACGATAACATGGGTATATTCTTTTTCACAAATGATGGAAAGTATATAGAGTGGACAGGAACATATTTATACAGTGATATACCCATGAAAGTGGAAAATCCCATAATTAGATATGAACTAGGAGGGAATAAATGAAAATAGTAGGAAAAATAATAATAGGAATAATTGCATTATTGGTAGCAATTTTGTTAATGAGTAGTTTCGGTCTCTTTAATGAAAAAGTCAATTACATATACCAAAAAGCTAGTGACAATGTAAATTATGAAAGATTGAAAAAAGTTGAGGATACTGCTAGGGCAATGATTGCAACTTATAAATCAGATAAATTAACTTATGAAACTTATAAAAGTACAGATGTAGAACTTGCAACACAAGCTAAAATAAGAGCAAACAGGACAGCTGTTGCCTACAATGAATACATTTTAAAAAATAGTTTTCAATGGAAAGGGAATATCCCTAGTGACATTTATAATCAATTAGAAATAATAGAATGAGGTGAGATGATGGCAACACAGGAGCAAAAGATAATTTTTAGGAAGATGGAAGAAATATTAAGAAACTATCCAAAGTATCAAAAAAGGATAGAAGCAGAAATAGAAAATTTAAAAAATCCACAAATAAAAAAATCATGTGGACCTGGTGGACAAGGTGGAAGTAATTATGAATTTAAAAGTGAAGTGGAACAGATAGAAGAATTAAAACAAAGGATATCTAATAATATTAGTAGATACGAGGAAATAATTTTTAGAATAGATGAGTGCTTGAACATGGTTAAAGAGCACAAAGATTATAACTTTATCCAATTAAAATACTTTGATAATAAGACATATGAAGAAATAGCTGATGCACTTAATATTTCACTAAAAAGTACTTATGGAATGAGAAATAGAATTCTAGAGGCTTTGGAGATACATTTTAAAACTCAAAGATTAATAGAATTTTAGCAAAGGTAAAAACAGGGTAAAAAAGGGGTAAAAATAGGGTTATTGTAAGGTAAAAATTTATGTGATAGTATGTTAGCATGTAGCAAAGTATAGAAGTTCAGAAGAACTTCCTCCTTATTGAAATAAATTACTACAGTAGTTCAAGGCTCTACTCTAAAAAAGTCTTGCCATATGGAGAGTTAGGAAAATGGTAATCTAGTCCTCGAGGTATTTGTGGGTTCAAATCCCACACTCTCCATTTAAAATTATGGTGCATCGGCTTAATAAGTTGGTTAGACGGGAAATGTCTTTTATTGGTGAGAATCCAATATGCACATGATACCAACATCAATACCCTCACGAAGCTTAGATGCTTGAGATACGTCTCCTGTGAGGGTTTTTTATTGATTAGCCCACTTTCAGCATTATATCGGCTATAAACAAAAATGCAAGTAAAAGTGTACAAAGGTAGTTATTTACTACCTTCGACTGGAGAGTTACATTAATTGGTAAATGAGCAGTCTGCTAAGCTGTTGTCCTGATGGACTTATAGGTTCGAGTCCTATACTCTCCGCCAAACATAATATTATATAAAATTGGAGGTGAAGTAGCATTGAAATTAAATGCAAGACAAAAGGCTTTTTGTGAATATTATGTAGCTAGTGGCAATGCTACTGAGGCTGCAATAAAGGCTGGATATAAAGAAAAGAATGCTAGAAAAATTGGTAGTGAAAACTTGACAAAAGCGGACATAAAAGCCTATGTTAAAGAATTAATGGATAAAGCTGAATCTGAAAGAATAGCAAGTGCAGAAGAAGTTTTACAGAACTTAACCGCAATGATGAGAGGTGAAATACAAGAAGAGGTTGTAGTAATTGAAGGAGAAGGAGATGGAGTTTCTTCTGCTAGGATAATGAAAAAGCAAGTATCGGCTAAGGAGAGAATTAAAGCAGCAGAACTCTTAGGAAAAAGACACGCTTTATTTACTGATAAAACTAAAATTGAAGGGACTTTGCCAGTTATGATTGTTGGTGAAGATGATTTGGATGAGTAAATATATAAAAATAAGTTTACCTCAAATCGTTGGGAAAGGCTATAAATTGTTTTGGAACTTCAAGGGTAGGTATAAGGTAGTTAAAGGTTCTAGAGCCTCAAAAAAGAGCAAGACAACAGCTCTATGGATAATCTATAACATGATGAAATATAAGAACGCTAATACTCTTGTTGTAAGAAAAGTTTTTAGAACTTTAAAAGATAGTTGCTATTCTGATTTGAGATGGGCAATAAATAGATTTCAAGTTCAAGACTACTGGGAGTTTAAAGAAAGTCCACTTGAAATAACCTATAAACCAACTGGACAAAAGATTTTATTTAGAGGTTTTGATGATCCGTTAAAAATTACATCTATATCGGTTTCTGTTGGTAGTTTGTGTTGGTGTTGGGTAGAAGAAGCATACGAATTAACAGATGAAACAGCTTTTAATATGTTAGATGAAAGTATTAGGGGAGTGGTAGAAGAACCATTATTCAAGCAAATTATAATATCATTTAATCCATGGAATGAACGACACTGGTTAAAAGCTAGATTCTTTGATAAAGTTGATGATAACATATTAGCACTTACAACTAATTATCAATGCAATGAGTGGTTGGATGATGCTGATAAGAAATTATTTGAAGATATGAAAAAAAATAACCCACGTAGGTATCAAGTTGCTGGACTTGGTAACTGGGGAATAGTAGATGGACTTGTCTATGAGAATTGGCAAGAGTTAGAGTTTGATTGGAGAGAAATATTAAATAAAAGACAAAAAGCAAAAGCAGTATTTGGGTTAGATTTTGGATATACTAATGACCCTGCTGCTTTTTTTTGTGGAATATTAGACCAGGAGCAAAAAGAAATTTATGTTTTTGATGAAATATATCAAAAAGGAATGCAAAACACAGCTATTTATAACAATATAGAAAAGCTAGGTTTTAAGAAAGAAATTATAGTTGCTGATAGTGCAGAACCTAAGAGCATAGATCATTTAAAAGGTTTAGGACTTTATAGAATAAAAGCATCTAAAAAAGGGAAAGATAGTATTAATGCTGGAATACAGTTTATCCAAGATTTTAAAATTTTTATTCATCCTAGATGTGTGAATTTCTTAACAGAAATTTCTAACTATGCTTGGGATAAGGATAAATTTGGAAAAGCAGTAAATAAACCTATTGATGACTTCAATCACTTGATGGATGCTATGAGATATGCACTGGAAGATTATATGAGAAATAGTGGAATTAGAACTTTAGATAGATTGAGTTTAGGAATAAGATAGAAAGGAGGACTTGTGGATATAAAAGAGTTACAAGAAGCCCTTGAGGCTTTTATTAAAAACGAATTACCTAATCTACAGAAAATGGAAGACTATTATAAAGGGGAACACGGTATTTTAAATAAAAAAAATAGAACAGTAGATAAAGAAGATGCTAAGTTGATTCACGACTACCCAGGATACATAACAACTATTGCAACAGCCTATTTTTTAGGAAAACCTATTTCATATACTTTGCAAAATGATGAGTTCAAAAAAGATTTTGAAAAATTATCTGAATATTTAGCAACCGAAGAAGAGCAACAGGAAAATTTTGAACATTGTGAAAATTGCTCTATTTTTGGTAAATCTTATGAATTGTGGTATAAAAATATGGATAATACAATAGATAATGTCGTAGTAGATCCAAGAGATTGTTTTATTTTGAGAGATAATACAGTTAAAAAAAATATTGTTGCCGCTGTGAGATGGGATAAAACTAAAAATGAAGAAAATAAATGGGTTTATAAACTAGAAGTTTATGATAATACAAACATTACAACTTATGAATATATAACTGATAGTGATAAAAAAGAAGTTCCAGCAGTAAAAGGAGAAACTAAGTTACATGGATTTAAGCAAGTACCAATTATCGAATTTTTGAATAATAAAAGAAGCTTTGGGGATTTTAAAAAAGTAATTTCTTTGATAGATGGATATGATGAAGTTACATCAACATCAGTAGATGATATGACAGACTTCACAGATGCACTTTTAGTTTTAACTAATGTTGGAGGAACAGATAAAGAAACGTTAAAAAAAGTAAAAGAAGATAAATTAATGTTGATTGATGATGATGGAGATGCAAAGTGGCTAATAAAAGAAGTTAATGATACTTATGCCCAAAATAACAAAAATAGATTAAATCAGGATATTCATAAGTTTTCTATGATTCCAGACATGCAAGACAAAGAGTTTTCAGGAAACAGTTCAGGAGTTGCACTTGCTTATAAATTACTTGCCTTAGAACAATTAGCAGCAAAAAAGGAGATGTACTTTAAAAAGGCTATCAACCAAAGATTACGACTTATGATAGATTTCTATAATTTAAAAATTAGTCCAAAGGATATTCAAAAAGTTTTTACTAGAAATGTTCCAAAAAATCTTGTTGAAGCAGCAGATACAGCTCAGAAATTACAAGGAATAGTATCGCATGAAACTATTTTATCTATTTTGCCTTTCATAGAAGATGCAAAAGGAGAGTTAGAAAAAATAAAAGCTGAAGAAGATATTAATGTAATGAAAGATATGAATACTCCAATTGGAGTTGGTGCTGATGGCTCAAAAGAATAGAGATTATTGGGAAGAAAGACAAGTTGAAAGAGAAGCTAAGGCGTTTACTGCAATACAGGATATTGAAAAAGAATATAAGATTGCACTTGAAAAGGCTAAGCAGGATATAAATAAAGAGATTTCTAGAATAACTACAACTTATATGAATGATAATATTCTAAATTATAATGAAGCTTTGAAACTTTTAAAAGGTGATGATTATAAAGTTTGGAAAAAAGATTTACATGATTATATGAAAGAATATAAGAATCTTTTAAAAACAGCACCATTAGATGCTCAAAAATTATATTTAGAAATTGAAACATTATCTGCTAAAAGTAGAATTAGCCATTTGGATAGTCTTAAAGCACAAATAGACATGGAATTTACAAAGCTGATATTCGGAGTTGAAGAAACAGGGAAAAATGCTTTAAATTCTGTTTATAGAGATACTTTTTTAGAAGTAACAAAAGATTTAGGAATTAATGCTATTGTAAGTAGAGATAAAATAAAAGCTGTTTTAGATAGACCATGGAGTGGTGCAAACTTCTCTGAAAGACTTTGGACTAATACTGATAACTTAGCTCAAACAGTTAAACAAGAAATAGTAAATGGAATGATACAAGGGATTAATCTTAAAACTATGACTAAAAGAGTTTCTGAAAAGTTTGAGACAGCTAAAAAGAATGATGTTGAAAGACTTCTAAGAACTGAAGTTAATTACGTTTTAAATCAAGCAACCTTAGATGGATATAAAGAAGCAGGAATAGAAAAATATGAGTTCAGTGCTACTTTAGATAGTAGAACAAGTCAAATATGTTCTGAACTACATGGAGAAGTATTTGAAATTAAAAAGATTGCAGTTGGATTAAATTATCCACCAATGCACCCAAGGTGCAGAAGTACAACTATCCCAATAATTGATTATGAAAGTTTAGTTAAACAAGGTAGAGAAGAACTTGAAAAGAATAATTATATTTTAGATGATTCTAATAATGGACCATTGACAAATGATGAAAATAAGAGTATAACTAAAGAAAAAGATAATTTTGAAAAAGCTATAGATAAAGTTTTAGAACATGGAAATAAAACAGGAACAGAAGCTCTTATGTGGTTAGATTTAAATGGAAATGAGATAGTTCCATTTGCTACAGGGGATAAAAATTCTGTGAGTATTCCAAGAGAAACAATTTTATTTTTAAGTAAACAATCAGGATCTACTATTATCTCTTTGCATAATCATCCTTCTAGTTCATCATTTTCTCCCGAAGATATGAATGTGGCCTGTATATTGCCTTCTGTAAAAGAAATGAGAGTTGTAGGACATGATGGTACTAGATATTATTTAGAAATTGGAACTGGAGAAAGAAAAAGTTTAAAAGTAATAAGGAAAACTTATGATGAAATTGGTCGTGATTTTGAAAGTGAGTATTGGAAATTATGTAGTGATTTAGGGGATAACAAAAAAGCATGGAAAGAGGTTTCGCATATGATAAATGAATCTCTAGCTAAAAAATTTGGTTGGAAATATAGGAGGGAAAATAATGAATAAAAAAATATTAGTTCCAGATGAATATTTTATTGATTACTCTTTAACAAAAGAAGAAAGAGAAAAAAAAGGAAAAGAATATGAAGATGCTTGTAATAAAGTAGAGGAACAGTGGGATTTAGACAATAAAAAAGAAAACAAATAAAATAAATTATAAAGCACTTAGTTAATTCTAGGTGCTTTTTTTATTGCAAAGAAAGGAGGTATAGAGATAAATATTGTCGTACTGGAGGACATAAAACACCTGGATAAAATATAGTCAAACAGGACTTTAAACAGGAGGATAAAATGAAAAATTTTAAATTTAATATTCAACTATTTGCAGAACCAGGAGAACCAAAAACATTTACTCAAGAAGAAGTCGATAAAATGATAGAAACTAGGCTTAAAAGAGAAAATGAAAAGTTTGAAAAAGCTAAAAAAGAACTTGAAAGACAACATAATGAATCTATAGAGGATTATGAAGAAAGAATCAAAAATGCTAATCTTACTGCAGAAGAAAAGCATAAAAAAGAACTTGAAAAAATCCAAAAAGACTTAGATGCAAAAAATGCTGAGCTTACAAAAATAAAAACAGATGAAATCAAAAGAACTACATTAGCAAAGTATAAAATGCCAGATAAATTTTTAGATAGAATTTCTGGAGCTAATGAAGAAGAAATAGAAGCATCTGTAAAAGGTTTTGCTGAAACAATGGGAGAATATGTAAAATCTCTTGGTGCTAGTGGAGTACCAGGAGCAATGAATGGTGGTAGTAATGGTGGAGCTGATAAAAAAGCTCAATTAGAAGAATTAAGAAAAAAGGCTTTTGAAAGTGGCTCTGATATAGATAGAGCTAATTATGTGAAAGCTAAAAATGAATTTGAAGCAGAAAATGCAGGAGGTAATGAATAATGGCAAAAATAGATAACAAATTACATTCAGGAAATCAAGCAATATCAAATGATATTTTAGAAGAATTACAATTAGTAAATCCTAATAATTCACCTATCATATCTCACGTTTTAAGAGGTGGAAGAGTAAGTGAAACAACATCTACAACAATAGAATGGATAGATCACTATGAAAGAAAAGTAACATCTAGTTTAAAAGTTGCTTTAAATGCTGGAGCAACTGAAATTCAAGTAGTAGATGAAGATATCTTAGTTCAAGATGCTCTATTATCAATTGGAGATGAAATAGTAAAAGTTACTAAAGTAAAAACAGACAATAAAGCAGATGTTACAAGAGGATATGCTGGAACAACTTCTACTGCTGGAAATATAGCAGCAAATACAATAGTTCAAAGTTTAGGAATTGAAATGGAAGAAGGTGGAGAACTTAAAAACTCTTCTGTTAGATTACCTGTTCACATCACAAATAACACAGGAATCATATATGAAGAATATGAAGTAACAGAAACTGCTAAACATTTAAACCCACATGGGCAAAGTGGACTTTCTGTAAGAGAGTTAGAATCTCAAAAGAAAAAAGATGAGATGCTAGGAATTATGGAAAATAAACTTTTAAATGGTGTTAAATATGTAAATGGTAAATTAAGAATTTCTGGTGGTGTTAAATCTTTAATTAAGGAACATGGAATAGTTTTGGATGCGGGAAACCAACCTTTTTCTGTTGCTTTATTAACAACAGCAGCAAAAGCAATAGTCAATAAAGGAAATCCTGGATCAGCAGACTTAAAAGCTGGTAAATACTTTGTGTGTGTACCTTGGGATATAGCTATTCAAATTAACAACTTAAATAAAGATGTAGTTAGAGCAGACATCAAAGAAAAAGTAACAGGAACTGTAATTACAGAAATAGTTACAAATGCAGGAGTTGTATCTGTATTCCCTGCCCCATCTTTAGCACCAAATGAATTTTTATTAATTAACTTGAATGAAGTTAGTTTAAGACAATTATACCCAATAAAAGAAGAATTAGGAGCTAAAACTGCTTTAGCTGATAACTATTTCTTACATGGAGAATATGCACATCAAATAAAAAAATTACCATTCCAAGTACATGTTAAAAATGTAAAAATATAATAGGAGGTTGTAATGGCAAAAGATAACAAAAAGCAAAATGAAGAAGTAATTGAAGAATTAAATGGAGCAAATGAAATAATAGAAGAAAAAGAAGAAAAAACTTTTCATTCTAGTTATAAAAACTTAATCATAGCTGGAACTTCTATTCAATTCAAAGATGGAGTTTACTCAACATCTAATGAAACAGAAATAGAAATGTTAAGAAATAATAACCTTGTGACTGAGGCAGGAGAATAAAACTCCTGCTTTTTTCATATATGGAGGTTAGAAAATGGAAGAAATATACAACAAAATAATTGAAAAAGTGAAAGAATTAACAAGTATTAGCAATGAAGCTAGATTGAAAATTCAAGTAACTATTTTGGTTAGAAAATCTCTAAACTTTATGAACAGAGATGATTTTCCAGTTGAACTTATAGAACCATTTGCAGAGCATTTGGCTTTAAAAACCATTGAAGAAACAAACTTACAAGGTAATATTTCTAAAGTGACTGAAGGAGATACCACAATAGAATATAACGCCTCTAGTAATACAACTGATGAAATGTTCTTATCTTTAAAAAGCCAATTATTTAGATTTAGAAAGGTAGGTACTGTAAAAAATGGGAATACTAGATAAGTTGCATACTGATAGGGTTACTGTTGTCAGGTCTGTTGTCATTACAGATGAATATGGTGGGGCTTTTGAAGAACTAAGAGAAATATTAAAAGATGTTCCTTGTAGACTTTCACAAAAATGGTTGAGAAGTGTTACACCAGGACCAGTTAATAGCAGTGGACAAGAATATAAACTGTTTGTAGGATTAAATGTAGATATTAAACAAAATGATTTGTTGAAAATCACAAGAAAAGCAGATGGAGAACTTTATATTTTTAAAGCATCTAAACCTTTGGCTTACAACATCATAAAACACAAGGAAATAGCCTTAATAGAAGTTTCTGAAAACGAGGTAGATTATGGAGCTTAAAGGATTTAAAAAATTTGACAAAATTCTTGATGAAATAAAAACAAAAGCTCCACAAGCTACTGAAAAATTTTTGATGCTACAAGCTGAGGGTTTAAAGAAAGATGTTAAGGAATTAACACCTGTTGATACTGGGACCTTAAAAAATAGCTGGCAAAGAGAAAATGGAAAAAGATTAACTGGAAAAGCATTCTCTCAAATAGTATTTTCTATAACATCATATGCACACCATGTTGAATATGGGCATAGAACAGGAAGAAACAAAACTAAATTTGTCAGAGGTAGATTTATGCTTAGAACAGCAGTAGCTATGAGACAAATTAAATTCTATAAAGATTTAAAAAATTTTTATGGAGGATTGATAAAAAAATGAAATGGTCAGATATAAGGAATGCATTAAATAAGATTATTTCAGAAAAGTTAAAGGTAAATCCTTATAGTGAAGATATAGACAATGTCAAAAAACCTTGTTTTTTCATAGATTTAGTTAGTTATAAAAAAGAATTTAATTCTGAATATAGAGAGCTAAAAACAATAGATATTGATGTTATCTATTATCCAAAAACTAATGGAAAGCTAACTAATGCTGAGATATTAGAGAATTTAGAAAACTTAGATGATGCTTTAGAAATAGAAGGTAAAAAGGTTTTACATGTATTGGATAGATATCTAACTTTAAGAAATACAGATATAACTATTGTAGATAGAGTAGGTCATTATGTCTTTACATTGAGTTTATATGACTTATATGGAAAACCTTATGATTATGAGTTAATGCAAGACTTAAAATTAAGATTTGATGAAGGAGGTAATAATTAATGGGAAATGAAGTAGGACAAATAAAGCCATTCCCTGATTTGAAGGTCGCATTTGAAACTTTAGCTAGAACAGCTATACAAAGAAGTGCTAGAGGAATTGCTTGTTTAATTTTAAAAGATAGTAAAAAAACTACAAAATGGGTTACATTAAAAACTATAGCTGATTTGAAGGATAAAGAGTGGGATACTAAGAATGTTAAATACATTAAATTAGCAATGCACTATGGAGCTAATAAAGTATTAATAAGAGTACTGCAAACAGGTGAAAACTTAGATGATGCCTTAGGTGAATTTGAACAAAGAAAAATGCATTGGTTAGCATATCCTGGAGCAGAGCAAGCAGATGACCAAAAACTTGTAACTTGGACTAAACAAGTTTTTGGAACTGATGGAGCTATTGGTAAAAATGTAAAATATGTATCTAGCTTTGCAAATAATACAGATCATGTTGCTATTGTAGAACTTGCTAATCCAGGAACATATAAATCTATTTATGGAGATTTTACAGCTCAAGAATACACTGCAGCAATAGCAGGACTTATAGCAGGAATGCCAATTAATAGATCTGCTGATAATAAGGTTATGAGTGATTTAATTGATATTGAATACTTTGAACCTAAACTAGGTAAATTCTCTCTTTATATGGATGATGAAAAAGTTAGAGTAAACTATGGTGTCAACTCAAAAACTACTTTTGATAGTATTTGGAAAAAGGATACTAGAAAAATAAAGGTAGTTGAAGGAATGGGATTTGTAACTGATGATATCAAAGATACATTTAGAAATTACTGGTTGGGTATTTATATGTGTGACTATAATAATAAAATGAACTTCTGTTCTAACGTTACAAAAGTTTACTTTAAAGAAATGGCTCCAAATGTTTTAAATGGTGACTATAACAATATGATAGAAATAGATTATGAAGCACAAAAAAGATTAGTTGTATTAGATGGAAAAGATCCAGATGATTTAACAGAAATGGAAATCTTAAAATATCCATCTGGTGATGATGTATTTTTAACTGGAGATGTTAGATTTTCTGATACTATGGCTAATTTGAGCTTAATTATTAAAATGTAATAGGAGGTTATAATGGCAGATACAAATATAAGAGGTTATCATACCATTGCTGGTGCTCATGGTACTCTGTGGATAGATAATGAGAAAATAGCAGAGTTTACAAAAGTAAATGCAAAAGTAACAGCTGACAGAAAAGATGTACAATTAGGGCTATCTGTGGATAGTAAAATTGTAGCTTTAAAAGGTGAAGGGAGTGTTACACTTGAAAAAGTATACTCAAGAGGAAAAAAGATACTTCAAAAATTGATAAAAGGTAAAGATGTTAGAGTTAGAATAGTTACTAATCTAGCTGACCCAGACACACCAGGAAAGCAAGAAGAAAGAATTTCTCTTGATAATGTTTGGTTCAATTCAATAGACTTGATCAACATTACAAAAGGAGAAATTGTTGAGGAAGAATATCCATTTGGATTTACACCAGAAGATTTAGCTTATGAAAATGATATAAAATAGGAGGATTAGATGTTAGTTACTGCTGAAATGCTACTTGAAAATAGTAAAAAAATAAATAGTGATAAAAAAGAAAAAATAAAAATCTATGTAAAAGAATTAGAGGGAGATTTGGAATGTGAGCTTTTAAACAAAGAAGATTACTTAGATTTAATCTTATCAAAAGAAAAAGATAAAGATTTAGAAGTAATTTATAATTCTTGTTCTATTTTTAGAGATGATAAACTAATAGATAAATTAGGTTGTAAATCTAATCCAACACAAGTTGTTGGAAAAGTCTTAAAAGACCCAACTATTTATAGATTAGCAGATTTAATCTTAGTAGCTTCTGGATATGGTGAAAAAGATTTAGTTAGTGTTGTTGAAGAAACAAAAAACTAATAGAGAGCGACTGGAAATTAAGTACAGTCGCTCATTACTTAAATAGAGGGCATACATTGGAAGAACTTAGAAAACTTTCTGAAAAAGATTTATTTTATATGTATCTTTTAAAAGAATAATGCTATAATATTGAATATTAAATTCATTTTAGGAGGAGAGGTTTATGAAAAAGTTTTTATTAATGTTGTTTATTTTTGTTTCTATTATTAGTTTTGGTGCTACAAGATATGTTACTAAGAATGGTACATTTCCTTATACAAGAACAAAAGAACAATTGGATGATATCTTTATGTATGTTAATTCAAAGGATATGCCTGCTTTGGAAAAATATATGAACCAACTGATAAATAGCGGTAATGGAGGTTACTTAAAACCAGGATTAGAAGTTGAAGTAGTTGATACAGCAGATTTTGCTAGTGTAGTAAAAATTAGATTGGTTGGAGATACAATTCAATGTTGGACTGTTAGAGAAGCAATCCAAAGAAAATAATATAAGTTTAGAAGTTTAAGAGGAGTATAAAAGCTCCTCTTTTTTATTTGGAGGTGAGAATTTGGAGCATATATTAAGTGCTAGATTGGAACTTAAAGATAAATTTACATCTGTAATATCTAAAGCAGAAAAAGGACTTGCTGGACTTTATCAAAAAGCTAAAGCTATGGATTGGGAAAAAGTTAATAGTGGACTTAATAAATTTGGAGCAGTTGCTATTGGTGGACTTGCTGGGATAGGTGCTATAGCTGGAAGTTCTTTAACAGCTTTTGCTGATTTAGAAGACCAAGTTAGAAGAAATAAAGCTATTATGGGAGCAACAGCAGCTGAAGAAAATATGCTAATGGCTCAAACAAGAGAACTTGGAAGAAGTACAAGATTTACAGCACAAGAAGTAGCACAAGCTCAAATGTATCAAGCTATGGCTGGTATGAAAACAAATGAAGTATTGGAAATGACACCAAAACTTTTAAAACTTTCTATTGCTTCTGGTGAAGATTTAGCTAGTACATCGGATCTTCTTACCGATAACATAAGTGCTTTTGGTTTAAAATTGCAAGATGCAGATAGATTTATGGATGTTATGGCTGCAACAGCTAATAATACAAACACAAGTATAGCTGAATTAGGTGAGGCATATAAGTATGTGGCATCTACTTCAAAAAACTTTGAAAGTTTAGAAGAAACAAATATCATTTTAGGTTTATTAGCAGACAGTGGTCTTAAAGGATCTATTGCAGGAAGAAACTTAGCTGCAATTTATGCAAGACTTTCAAAAACAACTCCTGATATGGATAAGGCTTTGAAAAAAGTTGGAATAACTCTTTACGATAATAATGGAAAATTTAAAGGGCTTAGAAAAATTATAGAAGAGTTAAAACCTAAACTTGCCTCTATGTCAGAAGAACAAAGAAACTATTTCTTAGCTACTATTGCAGGAACAGAAGGTTTAAAAGTAATGAATAATCTTCTAGGAACTTCAAAAGAAGGAATAGAAAAAGCAGAGAATGCTATAAAAAATGCAACTGGTGCTACAGATAGATTTGCAAAAGAAATGAGTGATAACACAAAAGATAAGATAGCTCAATTTAGAAGTGCTGTTGAAGATTTAAGAATATCTATTGGAGAAGGTTTAGCACCAACTGCGACAGATTTTATAAATAAGTTCACATCTAAAATGGCTGAATTAAACTCAAAAGGTACTTTTGATACTCAGAATGTTGAGGCTTATTTTAATAGAATATTTACTCTTACAGCAGAGGCTATAAAAGGTTTTGCAGCATTAAAAGTAGCAGCTATGGCAGAAAAGATTTTTCCAGGTTCTGGGAAATATGTTGCTGGAAGTTATGCTGCATATAAAGCAGGTAAATTTGTTGGAGATTGGGCTGGAGAAAAAATAGGAAGAACTAAAAATAAATGGGACTTAAGAAAAGAGTATCAAGCAAAAGGATATACTTGGGATGAAGCTAATGCACAAGCAGAAAAAGACATTGAAACAATGGACTTGAGAAACAGCAAAACAGAAGATGATTCAAAAATTGAGTATATAAAGCAAAGAATGCTAAAAGAAAAACTTAGAGATAATAAAAATTCTGGAAAAGGAATAGAACAGTTATTGAAGGAGACTGAAGAAGAATTTAGAGAAAGAAGAAATTTTGCTAAATTAAGTCCAGAAGATGTAGCAAAAGAAAAAGTATTAGTTAGAAATAAGACTGTAGATTCTTTAAATACCAAACCAATAATAAATAATTCAATTCCAAAGAGAGAAAAAAATGAATTTGAAAAAGTTAGTGAAAAATTAGGATATAATATATCAGCATCCCCATTATCAACTACATTCTCTCCTCAAGTAAATGTTAATATGGGTGGAGTTGTAATAAAAAATGAAGCAGATATAGAGAAAACAGCAGAAATGTCTAAACAAAAAATAATGGCAGAATTAAGAAATTTTGTACAAATAACTAAATAAGGAGATGATGTTATGAGACCAACATTTATTCTGGTAAAAGATAGCACAAACACTCCTTTTTTCTTTGTAGTTCCACCATTAGATTTAAGAATAGAGAGTGACCAGGATTTACAAACTATAAAAATAATTGACTTAGGAGAAAAAACATTAATTGGAAATAGGAAAGCTGAAAAGATTAGTTTTTCTACTTTTTTACCAAGTATGAAATCTCCTTTTTTTAATTTTGTTCTGTCTACTGCTCCTACCAATTCTATGGAAACCTTAAAAAAGTTAAAGAATGATAAGGAAAAATTAACTTTAATTATTCCAGAATTTAACATTTTCTTTAAATGCTATATCCAAACTTTGTATTTTTCTGTTACTGAAAGAACTGGAGATATAGATGTAGAAATAACACTTGTAGAAATAAAGAAAAATAAAAGTTTGAGCGATGTAGCAAGAGGCTTATTGCAAAGGTGATTTTATGGAAAGAGTTAAAATTTATGTTAATGGAAAAGAATATAAAAACATTTTTATTCAAGTAATTTGGAGTGGTGCAATTCATGGAACAGCTAGAAAGTTAGAAGTTGAGTATTTAGGAGATATTATAACTAATATTGGAGATGAAGTTGAATTTTCTTATGATGATGAAAAACTATTTGTTGGAAAGGTATTTTTTCACTCAAGAAAAGGAGATACTGATGTTAAGACATTCTATGCTTATGATAATTCTATTTATCTTAATAAAAATAACTTTGTTAAAAACTTCTTTAGAAAAAAACCAAGTGAAATATTAAAGGAAATTTGTGGAGAACTTAATTTAAAAGCAGGCAAAATTCCAAAAGATGAAGTCACTTGTACATATCCTGCAATCGATAGAAGTGGATATGAAATTATATTGAATGCTTATACTATTCAACATAGAAAAAATAAAAAAATTTATTCTATTGTGAGTAATGAACAAGCAATAGATATAGTTGAACAAGGCACTTATACAGATGTTCTTTTGACTAGTGCTGACAACATTTCTACTTCTTCGTATGAAGAAAGCATAGAAAATATGATAAATCAAATTGTTATCTATAAAGTAGAAAATGAAAAACAGCAAATACTCAATAAAGTTGAAAATGCAGAAGATAAAAAGAAATTTGGTTTATTCCAACAAGTTATGCAATATGAAAAAGATGTAGATAATATATCAAATGCTAAGGATATGCTAAAGAGTGTAGAAAAAAGTGCAAGGCTATATTGTTTAGGAAATATCTTAATTCAGGCAGGTTATAACATTGGAATACAAGAGCCCCATACAGGACTTATTGGAAGTTTCTTAGTTAAATCAGATACACATATCTTTGAAGGAGAAACTCATTTTTGTAATCTTGAGTTAGCTTTTGAAAATGTTATGGATAAAGTGGAATTTGAGAATAAAGAAAAAGCTAAGAAAAGCAAAAAGAAAAAAGTTAAAAAATCAAAGAAGAAAGACAAAATAGATGAGTTATTTCCAGAAGGGTGGGATAAAAAATGAGTGATTTAGGAATTTTAATTAGCGACATGATAGGTCAAGCCACAAAAGGAACATCCATAATTAAGGCATCTGTAGTCAATCCACCCCCAAACTTAACTATTGAATTTGATGGGCAAGTTATACCAAGTGAGCAAATTTACTGCAGTAATTACTTATTACCTCACTATCATAGAGATTATACAATAGATGGTATTATTGATGAAATAAAAATAGATGTATCTAAATATGATTACAATAATACTACTCAGGATGCAATGGGGCATAAGATACCAAAATTAAAAGGAAGTGGAAACTATCAGGGAAATGGAACATATAAATCTCACAAGGATATTTGGTTCGAGGATACACTTCAAAAAGGGGATGAAGTGCTTGTGCTTGTTTTGGGTGTACATTATGTAGTTGTAACAAAAATAGTTAAAATGCCTAGTGGAGCAATAGAGGGGGTGTAATGTGGAAAAAGATTTTAATATTTTTCTTGAAAAAATGGATACAGAAGTTGAAGAAATGCCAATTTTTAAAGAATATGCTATAGATTTTAAAACTAGAGAATATATAAAAGATGAAAATGGCATTAAAGTTTTAGAGAAAAATGAGGCTTTAAAAGTATGGATATTCAAAGCATTAAAGACTGAAAGATTTAGATATACTGATGTACATAGTGATGACTATGGAAGTGAATTAGAAACTAATATAGGAACTATCTATCATAAAACAGTTAAAGATGCTTTAATGATAAATCAAATAAGAGATACATTATTAGTAAACCCTTACATCACAGAGTGTTATAACTTTGAAATTTCTAATGAAGAAGAATATGTTCCACAGATAACCTTTAATGTAAGAACTATATATGGAGAACTAGAAATGGAGGTGTAAATGAAAGATAAAATAGAATTAAGAAATAATTTCTTAGATAATCTTAAAAACCCACTTTCAAAAATGGAAGGTACTTTCAATTTTGATATTGCTGCAACATTTGGAATTACAGCAGAAGAAGTTTATAAAGAATTAGAGTTTTGGGAGAAACAAACATTCATAGATACTGCAACAGAAGATGAGTATGTTGACAAACATGCATTAATGTTTGGAGTAAAAAGAAGATCAGGAACTAAGGCAAAAGGTGTTTTAAAAGTAACAGGAAAAGCAAATTCTATCATAGAAGAAAATACAATATTTCTTAATAGAGATGGTATAAAATATAAATCTTTAAGGAAAGAATACTTGAGTACAACTGGAGTTGCAGAAATAGAAATAGAATGCTTATCTGAAGGAAAAATAGGTAATGCTGCAATAGGAGAAATTACAACTTTTGAAATTCAAAATAGTAATATTTACAGTGTTACTAATGAAAAAGAAATTATAAATGGATATGATAAAGAGCCTAATTCTGTATTAGTTGCAAGAGCAAAAGAAAAGGCAACAAGACCTGCTCACAGTGGAAACATCTATGATTATGAACAATGGGCAAAACAAGTTGATGGAGTTGGAAAAGTCTTAGTAAAACCCCTTTGGAATGGTAATGGAACTGTTAAAGTTCTAATTGCTAACTATAATAATGATATAGCTGATTCTAGTCTAATTCAAAAAGTTAGAGAAAGAATACAAAGCGATGACGGTAGACCTGTTGGAGCTGATGTAACTATAGAAAGCTTTAGAGCTAAGACTATAAACATAGAAGTTAATACTATATTAAAATCTGGATATGCTTTATCAGATGTAAAAGAAAAGATTGAATCTCTTTTAAAAGCTGTTATAAAAACTGGGAATGCTACATTTGAGAAAGTTAATAAGACAATACTATCTATCAATCGTTTAGAGAAAGCTATTTTAGAAATAGATGGAGTAAATGATAACTTTGTAAAAGTAAATAATTCTAATTCTAATATAGAAATTGCAGATGATGAGATATTAATAGTTGGGACAGTGATTATAAATGAGCAATAGATTAATTAAAAAAGTCTCTAAAGTAGCTAGAAACACTTTACAAGAAGATTTAATAAGAACACTAGATTTAATCTGTGAATATGCTAAAAATGATATACAAAAATACAAGGAGCTATTATTCATAGCTTTTTTTAATGAGCAACAAGTGGCTAATTATGAAAGGTTTATGGAATTAGACTATAAAAATGGTTGGAGCTTACAGGATAGAAAAGATAGAATTATCTATACTTTACTATCTAGAAATATCTTTACAACTCATGTTTTAAAAGAACAAGCTAAGATATTCACAAATGGAGAAATTGAAGTTATTGAAAATTACAATGATTATTCTTTCATAATAAAATTTACATCTGTAGTCGGAATACCATCTAATTTGGATAACTTTAAAAACTTTATTCATATTAATAAACCAGCTCATCTAAATTTCAGTATTGAATTTAGATACAACACGCACAATCAAGTGGCTTATTTGTTGCATAATTCTTTAAAAGTAAAAAAACATAAAGAAATTTATGATACTAGACTTTATAATGATTCTGATGTTGCTGGAAAATACCATAAGCATATTGAATTAAGTTCTATGAAACATACATCTTTAAAAACTATAAAAAATAGGAATATTTATGATGAAAGGAGATAAAAAATGGCAGATTATACTAAATATCTAAGATTAATAAAACCAGGGGGAAATGATTATTATAACATAGATGATTTTAATCAAAACTCAGAATTAATAGATAAGGAAACAGAGAAATTAAACAATGCTGTTACTAAGATTCAAGAAGGAGCAACAAGAGAAAAAGCTGGAATAGTGCAATATGGAACTACAGAGGGGAAAGCTCTGGAGGGTATGATGTTAGCTAGAATGTTTGGATGTGTTGGATATGGAGGAGACATTCAAGATGCTGGAGTTAAGGACATTAACTATATATATTATGATAGAAACACAAGAAAAATGTACAAGTGTTTAAATCAAAATTCGGATGTATCCGCAAACGTGGCTAATTTTATCCCTTTAGACAACAACAGTCTTTTGGATAGATTGGAAAATCTATCAAATTTTAGAAGTGAAACTATAACAATTAATAGTACTAATGGCATTCTAA